CGAACTGTGTTTGTAGTCCAGGACGATTCACAAGTTTATGATGCCATAGGCAGAAGTTTCAGTAACAGAGTTTTACCTAAATGGTACAGATATGGCAACTCATCAAAGCTATTCACTTGTGGTGACCACGACACTGCTATACTTGTAGAAGATGCAGCAAGTGCTTGTGCAGTTTCACAAGTGTCCACTGGTGTGGCACTTTTAGGCACTAACTTAAAAGATGCCGACCTCACACCACTGCGAAAGTATAAGCACGTATACATTTGTTTGGATGCTGATGCTACTCGCAAGTCGCTTGACATACAAAAGTATTTAGCGTACTTTGTATCCTGTAATGTAGTAAGACTAAAGGACGACTTAAAATATTTCAACAAAGAGGAGATTAAAAGATTAGTATGGAACAGCAACTAATTAAACTCCTAATGCACAAAGATTTTTTTGATGCAAACAAAACTCGTGTCATGCGTTCAATGTTTCCAAATGAGTTAACAGACTTATATGACACCATTGTCAATGGACACGAGAGTTACGAAAGGGACTTATCTTCACAAGAGATTAGGGAGATATATAGAGTCAGCAACCCAACTGCCACTCGTGCAAAACGAGAAGCAGTAGCTGAGGTGTTGTCTGATATTGAGCATCTACCACCAATAGGAACTGACGTAGCTACAGATGTATTAGAAAAGATGTGGCAACAGGAAATAGGAAGAAACATAGCAGATATGGGTCTTGCTATTATGGAAGGCTCACCTGAGAAGATTCACGATGTAAGAGCACTCATAGACAAATCAGAGCAAGGATTTGTACCTGAAGATGACGTAGCACCAATCACAACCGACCTTGATTCACTTTTAGAATATGCACAAAGTGAAAACTGTTGGGAGTTTAATGTGCCTACTCTAAATAGAGTGGTGCGAGGTGGCAAAGCAGGAGAGTTTATGATTTCTTTTGCTCGACCTGAGATTGGTAAGACTGCCTTTTACGTTTCACTTGTGGCATCCCCAAACGGCTTCTGTTCACAAGGGGCAGACGTTCACATTATAACCAACGAAGAACCTGCACGTAGAACTATGCTTCGTGCAGTTAGTGCTTACACTGGATACAGTGAAGACGATATATATAAGAATCGTTCACAAGCAAAAGAGAAGTTCACAGAGATTGCTCACAACATAACTATGATTGACAATGTTGATGCATCAATAGAATGGCTTAATAAATACTGTGAAAATAAAAAGCCTGATGTGTTGATTGTTGACCAGTTGGACAAGTTAGATGTGATGGGCACTTTTGCAAGAACAGATGAAAAGCTAAGAAGTATCTACACAAAGTATCGTGAGATATGTAAGAGACATAATCTGTTTGGTATTGGTATTAGCCAAGCTAGTGCTGATGCCGAGGGCAAAACAAACGTCACTTATGCTATGATGGAGAACAGTAAGACTGGTAAAGCCGCTGAAGCTGACTTAATAATCGGCATCGGTAAATCGGATATTACTGATAACACAGATAAGAAACGATACTTAACTATATCAAAGAATAAATTAACGGGCTTCCATGGCAAAATCATTTGCAACTTGGATACAGATTTGAGTAGGTATACAGCATGACAACAACGTATTTAGACGTAGAAACTACATTTGTGGTGGATGAAAATAGGAGAACAGACCCTTCACCATTTAATGCAAACAATAAATTAGTAACAGTTCAGTATTCACATGGTGACGAACTGCCACAGTTACACTGGTTTTATCACAAAGACATGGACGAGATGTCCACTGAGATGGCTGTGGGTGAGGCATTTAACTTAGTGCAAAATGTGTTAGACAAAACTACTTTACTTGTTGGTCACAATATTAAGTTTGACTTAATGTGGCTTTGGGAAAGTGGGTTCACTTATGATGGCAAAGTGTATGACACCATGATTGGTGAATATGTATTGATGCGAGGTCAGAAGTGGGGACTAAGTTTACACGACTCTTGTATACGTAGAAAAGTTGCACTTAAGAAGTCTGACCTGACTCACAATTATTTAAAAGATGGTATTGGTTTTGATGCTATGCCTATGGACGTGGTTCAAGAATATGGCATAGCTGATGTAGAATCCACAAAACAATTACATCTTGCACAAGAAGATATATTTAGAAATTCACACAACTCACCGATGCGAAAGCATTTGAAGTTGATGAATGACTTTCTTCCTATACTCACAGTGATTGAACGTAACGGAATCAAGATTGACTTCACAACTTTGGAGAAAGTGCGTCTTGACTATGAGAGAGAGCAAAAAGAATTAAAAGCTAAGATGGAAGAAATATGCCGTGAAGTTATGGGGGATACAAATGTAAACTTTGCATCTCCTGAGCAAGTTAGCCAGTTGATTTACTCACGGAAAGTCCTTGATAAAAAGAAGTGGGCAGAAGCATTTAATATAGGTCTTAACGAAAAAGGTAAACCTTTACTTAGACCACGTTTGAGTTTGCCCCACTTTGCATCATTGGTTAAATCCATGACCACTCGTGTTCACAGAACAAAAGCACAGCATTGCTACAAGTGTCATGGTAAAGGAGAGTTCTTCAAAATACGGAAGGACGGACAAAGATGGAAGAAGGCTACTAAATGCCCTGCATGTTTTGGTGCAGGGTTTATTTATATGCCACTTCCTAAAATTGGTGGACTCACAATGAATCCAAGAGATATTGGAGATGTGTCTGCCAATGGGTTTGCTACAGATAAAACTACGTTAGTAAGACTATTATCTATTGCTAAACATAACGGTAACTTAAAAGCACAAGAGTTTCTTAAGTCTACTATAAGACTAAACGCAGTAGATGTTTACTTATCAAGTTTTGTTGGTGGTATATCTCGTAACACAAGAAGTAATGGTTTGTTGCATCCGAAGTTTAATCAGTGTGTCACTAGGACTACGAGGTTGTCTTCATCAGACCCTAACTTTCAAAATCAACCACGAGGTTCAACATTCCCAGTTAGGGCAGTTGTTGTATCTAGGTTTGACAATGGGTCAATAATGCAAGCTGACTATAGTCAATTAGAGTTTCGTATTGCTGCCCAACTCTGTGGCGATGAAACTATGATTGAGGACATCATGAAAGGTAGTGATGTTCACAAATACACTGCTTCTATTATATTTAATAAGCCTGAAGCAGAGGTAACTAAAGAAGAACGTACTGAAGCAAAGGCACATACCTTTAAGCCCTTATACGGGGGTACTACGGGTACCCCAAATGAGACGGCTTACTATAAAGCCTTTGTTGACAAGTACCCAAAGCTAGGAAAATGGCATGAGACTTTACAAACTGAAGCTATATCGACTGGTGTTGTTACCATGTATACTGGTCAGCAATTCGCTTTTCCAGATACTAGACGACTTGCCAACGGAAACGCATCAGGAGCACCCTCTATCAAGAATTATCCTGTCCAAGGTCTTGCAGGTGGTTGCGTGGTGCCATTGGCACTTATTCACTTACAAAATGAGATTGTCAATAAAAGAGTTGCATCTAAGATTATTAATACAGTCCATGACTCGATAGTCTTAGACGTATATCCTGGCGAAGAAGAAGTTGTAGCACGTATGACTTATGATGCTATGACTAAAGTAGACAAGCAGTTTGAGGAACTTTACAACGTAACTTGGCGAGTGCCTTTGGCTGTGGATTTAGAAATCGGTAAGGATTGGTTGAATATGACTGAATATAACTTGACTAACTCTTCCGAATGTAATATAAATTGAGTTCCAATATCAACAAGGAGTGTGAAACATGGAAACATTACCAGTTGTAAATTCAAATACAAATTTTGAAGATATCGCTAAACTAATCGGTCAAGAAGAGCCCTCTAGTCCTGCTAGAAATATGTTTTTCTTGAAGATAAACAGAGACCATGAAGATGATGAAGGTAATTCACTACCTGCAGGTTCTTGGTCTGTGTCGCTACCTGATAAAACAGTGTATGCAAAAGAGATTGACTTTCAAGTCTTTGTTCAAAGATATCAGTATCTTCACTATGATGCTGAGTTGAATGAGATGGTCAACAAATCTGTGATGGCAAAGAACTTGTACCCACAAACTGAGATACCTGATATGTTAGGTACTTTGAGATGTGGCTCAGTTCCTGCTAGTCAAAGAGAAAGCCTATCAGCAGACAAAGCAATGCAACAAAAGAATATTAAGTGCTTTCGTATGTTGTTTGGTAAAGTTACTTTTCTCGACGCAGTCGATGAAAAGGGTGCAAAGGTAGAAGACGCAGTAGAGGTTCCTATCCTTTGGAGAGCAAGGGGTAGTAATTTTATGCCCATATCTGTTCCTATGGACGCTTTAACTGCACAGAAAAAACCTTTTATCTTTTACAAACTCCACGCTTCTTTGGAAAAGAAGAAGAATGGTGGGTTAGTATATTATGTAGGTAAGTTCGACAATAGCCCTCAACTCGTCGACTTCACTCCAGCTGACCAAGATACCTTGGGTTACTTTATGGACTACATAAATGCCGAGAACACTGCAGTGATGAAGGAATACGATAATGCCTTACGAAAGCAAGGTAAAATGGTAGACCAAGATGCAGTCACTGTAACCTCGGATGACGTTCTGAATGATGATTTGCCCGAGTCATTGACAGGATGAATACAAAACAAGCCGCTATAGTTTCGTTCCTTTCAAGAGCGGCTCGTGGGGAGACAGAAATGTCTCCTCACATTATCAATGAATTTGCAGAGAACTGCAAACAAGCCTTAAACAAACAATTCAACGAAAAGAAAACAGACTTTAGATTAAGAATGAGTAATATTGGCAAACCTCTTTGTCAATTACAGATGCAAGCCTTAGGAGCAGAAGAAGAAACACCTAGCTACGATTTTAAAATGAGAATGGCTATGGGAGACGTGCTAGAGGCTTTGATTATTGCAGTGATACAAGCATCAGGAATAGAAATAAAAAATAAACATGGTAAAGTAAAATTACCTTTAAATAAAAAAAGTTCAATAGAAGGTGAATTTGATATTGAATTAGACGATGGAATTTACGATATAAAAACTGCATCCCCATTTGCTTTTGAGAATAAATTTAAGCCTGACGATGCTTATGAAAGAATAAAAGAATCCGATGCTTTTGGTTATGTTACACAAGGTCATGGCTATGGTATGGCTAGTGATAAACCATTTAAAGGTTGGATTGCTCTCAATAAGTCAACTGGGGAAATAACTATTGCAGAAGCAAAAGATACTAAACAAGAAAGAGAGGACGTGTATGATAAGATACAACACACTTATAAATCGATATCTAAGCGAAAGGCTTTTCGACGGTGTTTCACCGATGTCGAGGAAGTCTTTTATAAAAAACCTACAGGTAATCGGACCTTGGGGATTGAGTGCAGTTATTGTCCCTACAAGACAAGATGCTGGAAAAACCTCGAGTTCAAAAGACAATTACCAAGCAAAGGAAGAAACCCCAAGTGGATTTGGTACACCCATATCACCGAAGAGTGGCGTAACACTGACGATTCAGTATAAAGGCACTGACGGCTCTCCTATTGCAAAAATATTTAAGATAAGTAGAGAGAGAGCAGATGCCTTTATCGAAGAACTCAACAGCCAAGTCCCTTTCCCGACCCTCGAAACGAAAGGTCAGAAAGTTACCATCCCAGCGGCTAACATCACAGAAATCCGTATTGAAGAAGAAGAGGATGTCTCCAAGGTCAGCAAAAGCAAAGGGAAGAAAGCTACAGACATGGGTAGCAGAAAAACTACTGAGTCTACTTAAAAGAGTAACTGAGTTGGACATCAAGTCTACTCCTATGGGAGTCAACGGAGTTGATGTCCAGTTATCTACAGTTGCTTACAAACAATTCCCTTACAACATTGAGTGTAAAAATACAGAGAGAATGACTACAATTTATAATTATTATGAACAAGCTGAGTCTCACGATTACAAAGGTGAACCATTATTAATTATAAAGATGAACAGAAGAAAACCTTTAGCTATAGTTGATGCTGAACATTTTATAGAGGTGGTAACAAAAAATGACTAAAATAGTACACGATACATGGCAATCTGTTATGAACCATGAACGTAATCCTTTACGTCACATACCTGACTTAAATACAAGACATATGGTTATGCAAGTGTTAGCATGGATGTGGTGTATAATTTTCTCTATGTATTTTGGAAGTATGTGGGTATTTGGTATAACTGCTGTTGCTCATATATTCTTGATAAGTGCAGTTGTGTTAACAGTAGCTACTTTCGAAACTGCAAAGAGAAAGCCGTCAGTTTTTTTGAGGAAAAAATCATGAGTAAAATAAATTTAAACAGAGGTGATTCTGCCATTATAATCAGACACTTAGACAAAGGTTTTGATGTAGAGATTTATCATAGTCACGATAAAAATTTATTGACAGAAGAAGATACTATGTTCTATGCTTTACTCACAAGGGGTATGGTTCACACTGCTATAAGAGATACAGACCAAGTATTAGAAGATGGACGTCAAAGTATAGACGAAGAAATAGGAAGAGTAACAATACATTGAGACACATGGAGTACATGAAGATGAGGATTAAACAAGCACAAGAACAGTCTGACAATGTAGAGTTGGAAGATATGGTAAATAGTCCTGCTCATTACAATGATTTTGGTATAGAGTGTATTGATGCCATACAAGCTGCTACGGGCACTGAATTTAAGAGTTACTTACAAGGAAATATTATGAAGTATTTGTGGAGATACAAATACAAAGGCAAGCCTTTGCAGGACTTGCAGAAAGCCGAGTGGTATTTATCTCGCTTGATTAGTGTGGTGCAAGATGAGGAAGTCGAAGATAACGATTAGAGTGTCTGCTGAAGTGGATTCGGAAGAGTTCACACTTGACAAAGAGGAGCTTCCATTTATATTGGAAGATATGATTGGTGACCTACTACATGAAATAGTTGGGTTGCAAACAAAAGATGTAACTATAAGGGTATTAAGATGAAAAGTAACGTAATTTTACCAACGTATTATCAACAATTTATTCACAAGTCTAGGTATGCAAGATGGCTTGATGATGAAAACAGAAGAGAGGAATGGCATGAGACTGTGGGCAGATATGTAAACTTTATGAGTTCACATCTTTTGAAAAAACATAGTTATACCATACCTGACAATGTTAAAGAAGAACTGCATGAGGCTATACTTCACTCTGAAGTTATGCCGTCTATGAGAGCTATGATGACTGCAGGCAAGGCTTTAGATAGAGATAACACTGCAGGATATAACTGTTCTTATTTGCCAGTAGATGACCCAAAAGCATTTGATGAAGCTATGTATATACTTATGTGTGGCACTGGTGTTGGCTTCTCTGTGGAGCGAGATTGCATAAGTAAGTTGCCTGAAGTTCCTGGATTATTGTTTGATACAGAAGAAACTATTATTGTCAAAGACAGTAAAGAGGGATGGGCAAAAGCTTTCCGTAAGCTATTGGCTTTACTATGGGCAGGAGAAATACCTAAATGGGATTTGTCTCTTGTTAGACCTGCAGGTGCTAAACTAAAAATATTTGGTGGTAGGGCATCAGGACCAACACCTTTGGATAATTTATTTCGATTCACAGTAAAAGTGTTTAAAGAAGCAAAAGGTAGAAAGTTATCTAGCCTAGAGTGTCATGACCTAATGTGTAAAGTAGGAGAAGTAGTTGTCTCTGGTGGTGTAAGACGTTCTGCTATGATAAGTCTATCTAATTTATCTGACGATAGAATGAGACATGCAAAGACTGGAGAGTTTTACAAAACTGAGCCACAACGACAAATGTCAAATAATTCAGTAGCTTACACAGACAAGCCTGACCCATACACATTTATGAGAGAGTGGCTTTCTTTAGCTGAGTCTGGTACTGGAGAGAGAGGTATGTTTTATCGTGGGGCGGCTAAGAATAAGGCGGCTGAGAATGGCAGAAGAAATCCTGAGTATGACTTTGGCACTAACCCATGTAGTGAGATTATACTGCGTCCATATCAGTTCTGTAATCTGTCTGAGATAATTGTCCGTGGCAGTGACACTGTTGAGGACTTGAAAAAGAAAGTTCGTGTAGCTACTATAATAGGTACGTTTCAGTCTACCTTAACTCACTTTCCATACTTACGTAAGATATGGCATACTAACACGTCTGAGGAGAGGTTGCTAGGTGTGTCCATGACAGGCATTATGGATAATGCTATTACTAATGGCAAAGACGATAAGACAGATTTAAATTATGTTCTGCAGTTATTAAAAGAAGTAGCCGTTGATACTAATAAAGAGTTTGCTGAGGCTATGGGCATACCACAATCCACTGCGATTACTTGTGTAAAACCATCAGGCACAGTTTCACAACTCACAGATTCTGCGTCAGGTATCCATGCAAGACATAGTCAGTATTACATAAGAACTGTACGTGGAGATAAAAAAGACCCACTCACACAATTTATGATGGACCAAAACATACCATGGGAAACTGATGGATGGAGCCAAAGCAATGCTGTATTTAGCTTTCCTATCAAAGCACCTGATATGTGTGTGACTAGAGATGATATGTCAGCTATAGAGCAACTAGAGTTTTGGAAAGTTTATGCTTCTAGTTGGTGTGAGCATAAGCCATCTGTAACTATATCTGTTGGTAAAGATGAGTGGCTAGAGACTGGTTCTTGGATATATAAGAACTTTGATATAGCTTCAGGCTTGTCTTTCTTACCAAGAAGTGATATGGTGTATGAACAAGCACCTTATCAAGATTGTACGGAGGAACACTACAAAGAGTTTTTAACTAAGATGCCTGAGTTTATTGATTGGTCAAAACTTGCTGAGTATGAAAAAGAAGATAATACTGTAGGTAATCAAACATTAGCTTGTACAGCAGATAGCTGTGAAGTGGTGGATATAGGTTAAAATATGGCTATTGTTGACAGATTCTATATACAAGGACAACGAGACTTTTATAGGACGAAGAAGACTAGACGTATTATACATGAGTCCACAAACCCATTTAATCCCTCTTCTTTTAGAGGGAAAGAATGGTTGAGAGGATTTAATCATAGTTACTTTAAAAATCTAAGGAGAAACAAAAGTGAGAGAAATGTTACTAGCCGCACTTAAATCCTACTATGTAGGATACATAAATAAGCATATTGCGAATGTAGAAATATATTTAAGCAGGTCAACAGGTATCGGAGAGCACTCAGATATTATAGAGGCTATGGATAAAGAGATAGAGCAGATTGATAAATATGACGCACGACTATCCATGATACTTAAGTATTTAGAAAGAAAACAGCCAGAGGAAACTACTGAAAGCAAAAAGAAGTGAAGCCGTCAGTAAAGGACCGAAAGAAGTTTGATATTGATTTAAACTACGGAGAGGTCCGAGAAAAACAAGTTGCAGATATGCTTCAGAATAAAAAGATTGAAGTTAAATCTGAAAGAGATATGTGGCAACGAACTGGCAATATAGCAGTGGAGTATGAAAGTTATGGTAAACCTTCGGGAATCAAAGCAACAGAATCAGATTATTGGTTTCATAACCTATGTATTGGGGACGAAACCTATGCAACACTTGTTTTTCGGACTGATGTTTTACGCAGTATTATTGACTCTCTTGACTACACTAGAACAGTAAAAGGGGGCGACCACAATGCATCGACGATGTATTTACTTAATATACAAAAATTATTTTCATCAGACGTAATTAAGGCATTCAGAGAAAGGAACAAGAATGGCGAAGATAGAGAAACCTCAGAGCCCAGTCTGGAAAAACGCACAGAGGTATAGGGCTAGATTTTTTGAGTCACGTTTTCCTATATGTGGTACACATTTAGTGTACGTCGTAGAGGGCAGAAAGTGGGCAAGAATATCACAAGGAGACTTAGTTAGTGACGACAACAGAAGTGCACTAGTTAGGTTTAGAATGAGTATGAAAGAGTGGGAGAAACTTCCATCAAAGGAAAAGTATGTCGATAAAAAGAATTGAACTTATAAATGACTTAGATTTAGAACTTTCGTTAACCTTGAATGGTATAGGTGTTGTAATAGCACCTGAGCACGAAGACCCTTCCTTTAGTGAATACACTTGGGATGAAGTCACAAAGACACTCATAGACAGTCACACAGTAGCAGTGTTGAGGAAAAATGATGTGAGGATTAGTGGTAGCAGTAAAGAGTTCTTAACGAGAGTTGCAGAGCAGCTTCGTTTACAAGCTAGTAAAATAGAAGATAAGTTAAGTGCCATGAAAGTGATTAACGAAGGTTAAGTGCTATCGTTAATTTCTTCTTCACTTACTTCATTAAAATTAGGCATCGGCATATATTTAGAATATAAATCTATTTCTGCTCTTTCTAATTTTTGTAATAATTCTTCTTTACCTGAAGTATTTTTTGGGAACTCTATTTCTATAAAAGTTAACCCATTTTCTTCACTAGGTGTAATTACTTTAGGATTCAAACCTAAACTTTCTAAGGCTTTCATTTTATATTTACCATACTGTAAAGAGAATCCTAAGTTTTTAGGTGTATTCTCAGTTTGACTTTTAGGTATCTTTGCAATGACCTCTGCTAGTTTTTCATCTGTTGGCTTACCATATTTTAAATAAAATGGATTGTTGGCACGTTTTTTGTGAAAACTAAATATGCTCTGTCCTAAAGGAGGTTTAAAATGTTGTATAACATTTAATCGACTTAAAATTTTTACTTTTATGTCTTCTGTTTCCTCTACTACCGCACCAACACGAGTCGCTAATTCTTTTACTTTTGTTAAAACACCCTTTGTAGTATTTTTTTTGTATGAATTAACGATATCTTTTGATGTTTTGTCACTAAAAAGTTCCACTAATTCACTTGATTTGGTCATGCCATCCCTGTCACTACCTATCGTATCTTTAAATCCCATTCCTTGCAGTGCGAATTCGTCCATATTAGTCAATATGTTGTTAACTATTTTAGAATTATTATTTTTAACATCATCTACAAGAAACTTGTGCACCAGTCTATCTAAATCAAATTTATCATTATACTCTT